ACCGACGGCAGTGGGGATTACATCGAGGAAACGCATCAGCACTTTGTGTTGGTTATCGGTGCGGACGGTAAAGGCGAAACAGCGCTTATACCCATGAAGTCTACACAGCTAAAAAAGTCACGCAAATTTAACAGCATGATTATGGCGCAGTGTGACAGAGATGGGTTTGCACGGTTTGCGTACAAGTTTCGTCTTAAAACCCTTGGTGAGTCCAATGATAAGGGCTCATGGCACGGTTGGGAAATGCAACTAGAAGGGCCACTTCTTGATGAGGAAACTCAAAAGAAAGATCCCGCACAGTTTGCCAGAAACTTAGTGACATATGAGCAAGCTAAATCATTCTCCGAAAGTGTCCAATCGGGCAACGTTGAAGTAAAGCGTGAGAACGAAGATGTTAAGAGCGGCGAAAAAGATCAGATACCGTTCTAATTATGTCATCAGTAGAAAAATTTGCCGCAATCTTTGACGGTCTGCAACTAGCCTACGGCACGTTTAAGATTGATAAGAAGCAATTAAATGGTAAGAGCACGGGCCGTGCCGCGATAGTTCGCGAGCCACGGTCCACAGAGCTATGGGAAGGTCATATATCAGGCAAAGGCCGTGGTATCGGTATCATACCCATAAACGAGGAAAACAAATGTGTCTGGGGGTGTATTGATGTGGATCAATATCCCCTAGACCACAAAAAGCTAATAGAACAAATACGTAAGCTAAAACTGCCTTTGGTTATTTGCCGTTCCAAATCAGGTGGAGCGCACTGCTTTCTGTTTGCTACAGAGTGGATAGAGGCCAAGGATATGCAAGCTACGTTACAACAAATGTCTGCCGCGCTCGGTTACGGCGGTAGTGAGATATTTCCAAAGCAGATAAAATTACATTTAGACCGCGATGATGTAGGAAATTTTCTAAACCTACCATACTTTGATGCGGAAGAGGGCCTGCGGTATGCCATCAAGGATGATGGCACAAGCGCCACGCTTGATGAGTTCCTAGCGATGTACGAACAATACAAACAAACACCAGAACAGGTAGCTAGTCTACAGTCAGGCGAACAAAAGATACAAGAGCCCATGATGGACGGTCCGCCCTGTCTACAAATACTGGCCAGTAAAAAGATAGGCGAAGGCGGTCGTAACAACGGTTTATTTAATCTTGGCGTATACCTACGCAAGGCTTACCCTGACAGTTGGGAAACAGAGATACTAACCTACAATATGCAGTATCTTGATCCCCCGTTGCCCCTTAGTGAGGTCAACATTGTAGCTAAACAGCTAGAACGTAAGGAGTATGCCTACAAATGTAGCGATGCCCCCATCAATGCGTATTGCAACAAAACCTTGTGTCTTACACGAAAACACGGTGTAGGAGCGGCTGTACAGGGCGCGGTCATAGCAAACTTACGTAAATACAACTCAATACCGCCCGTATGGTTTGTCGATGTAAACGGCGAACCCTTGGAAATGGATACAGAGGCCTTGCTAAACCAAGCTGTATTTCAAAGATCGTGCATGGAGCAACTAAACTTTATGCCGCGCTCTGTATCCCGAATAATATGGGAGAACCGTATCGGGGCTCTGATGCAAGAGATGAAAGAAAACGAAAGCGCTATTATAGATGTATCACAGGACGCTAGTGTTAGTGGACAGTTCTATGACCATTTGGAAGAGTTTTGTCAAAGTATGCAACAGGCAGAAGATAAAGAAGAGATACTGCTGAAGCGCCCATGGACCGATGAAGACGAAAAGATGACGTACTTTAGGCTAAAAGACTTTGATGCGCACCTGAAGCGCAACAAGTTCTTTGAATACAAAAGTCACAAGATAGCCCAACGCTTACGAGACAAAGGTGGCGAAAGCTTACAGATACGAATAAAAGGACGCCCCGTGCGTGTATGGAAGATACCGTCGTTTGATGCGGTAGAGGTGGAGCTATCCGCTCCTGAGTTTGGTGGTAACGAAAGCAAAGAGGTATTTTAATGTTAAAAGCGGACGGATTTGATGAAGCATTTTTAGGCGTAGCATCGCGATTTAATATGGAGGATGTATTTGCCTACGATAAGGATGAATGCATAGCTATACTATGTCGGCGTGATAATATGTCCTATGACGACGCCGTTGAGTTCTTTAATTATAATGTATTAGGATCATGGGTAGGCGAAAAGACGCCCCTGTTTTTAAAAAAGTATGGCAGTATAAAGGATGCAGTAGATGACCTCGATTTATAAAGAACGAAACCTTGAAATGCACCGATTACGGACCGAAAGAGCCATGACACTCACGGCTATCGGTAAGAAGTATGGTGTAACACGCGAAAGAGTGCGTGTAATAGTTAATAAAATAGAAGAGCAGAATGCAAACAAAAATATTCAGGATATACGGACCTCCGGGGACGGGGAAAACAACAGCACTACTGAATAAAGTTGACGAGGCATTACGTCAAGGCATATCGCCCTCCAAGATAGGGTACTTTGCCTTTACGCGCCAAGCGGCTTATGAAGCAGTAGAACGTGCGTGTCAGCGCTTTGGTCTGGATGAAACACAACTACCGTGGTTTCGCACGCTACATAGTTTTGCTCTGCGCTTATCAGGTATACGGGCCGAACAAGTGATGCAAAACGAACACTATAAAGAACTATCCGATACGATTGGTATAAAACTTATGCCTGATAACGCTAACGGTGACGATAATATCTTTGATGCAAGCGCTAATACTGATCCGTATCTTAGTATAATAAACTTAGCACGATTGAAAAAAATACCGTTACGCAAACAGTATAATCAAACCATCAGCAATATAGACTGGATGACCCTGTCCTACGTTGCACGGTCGTTACAAAGTTACAAAAGCAGACTAAAGGTGTATGATTTTACCGATATGCTAGAGATATTTGTAAATGAGAGCTCAAAGTTCTGTCCACACCTAAGTGTTAGTTTTATAGATGAAGCACAGGACCTGTCCCCCTTACAATGGGACGTTGCGCACATTATAGAGAAATATTCTGATAAAATTTACTGTGCGGGGGACGATGACCAAGCTATATACAAGTGGGCGGGGGCTGATGTCGAGCATTTTATAGGACTTAATGGGGGGTACGAGGTGCTTGAGCAGTCCTACCGCGTACCACAGAATATACATCCTCTGGCATCGCGTATATCTAAACGCATACACAAGCGTGTACCTAAGACCTATCTGCCCCGACAAGAAGACGGCTCGGTAAAACGTATTAATGACGTATCAGAAATAGACCTATCCGAGGGCACATGGCTTATACTTGCTCAAGCTAATTATTTTTTACACAGTCTTATAGATAATCTAAGAAGTCGTGGTCATCTGTTTGCGTACCACGGTCACCGATCCATATCGCAAAAGTTAAGCGAAGCAGTGAATGGATGGGAACAAATGCGTAAGGGACGCGAGATCACCGCCCCTGTTGCTCGTATAATCTACAGCTATATGTCTGTCGGCAATCGTGTAAAGCGTGGGTTTAAAAAAATACCGCACCTTATGGACGATGAAGCCGTAACACTTGAAGCGCTACAGCGCGATCATGGCCTGTTTGCCACTATCGATATGATATGGCACGAAGCCATGGATAAGATACCCGACAGCGAAAGAGCCTACATCACCGCTCTACTCCGTCGCGGAGAGAAGTTTAATGGCACGCCCCGTATAACACTATCCACGATCCACGGATCAAAGGGTGGTGAAGCCGAAAACGTTGTGCTATTTACTGATGTGTCCCCCGCCGCATCTAAAGCCGCGGAACAGGACCCTGACGAACTGCACCGTGTATTCTACGTCGGTGTAACACGAACTAAAAAAAACTTATATTTAATCGAGCCAGAAGACGCATTGAGGAGTTACAGCATATGAACAGGAAGCAAATACTAGACAAAGCCGAGAAGATGATTAACGGCCCACGGGCCAAGGACTACGGCGATGCCCACGAGAATCATAAACGTATCGCTAAAATGTGGTCCGTATTACTTGAAAGAGAGGTCACGGTCGCGCAAGTGTATCAATGTATGATAGCGGTCAAGCTGTCCCGCCTGATAGAAACACCAGAACATGAGGACAGTTGGCTCGATATCTGTGGTTACAGCGCCCTTGGGGGAGAAAAATAATGTCTTTGCAGTTAGCGTTTGATACGCCGAAGTCGGAATGGCTACCGCCAACCGATCTTCCCAACATCTTTGATGCCAAACAAATAGCCATCGATGTTGAAACACGCGATCCAAATATCAAAACACTCGGGGCGGGGTGGGCCACAGGGGACGGA